GTTTAGCACAAGTTAATTTCAAACCCAATTTGGCATAACGTTCTTGCACTGTCGGGACCGGAACTTCTCGACCCAGAGCGACAACGTTATCGTCACCTAGTGCCATCATTCCGACTACTTCTGTCCCCATCTCGTGGGCAACAAAGTCCGTAAAAACAAAGTTAAACAGCGTGTTGAAACTAGAAGTCCAGGCGTCTCCTGACCTCCTGCCCCAACCGCACTTAAACTTCACACTCCCGAACTTGTTTGTGTTGCCCCCGAACACCTTGCACCAGTTTTTCTTAACTAACTCGAGATCGTCCCTGTCGCCGTACTCAGAAAAAGAGTCTAAGTCAATAATAAAATTGACCAACCATTGTTCGAGTTTCAGCACATAGGGACCCATGGACCCGTCCCAATTGGAAACATCCATTTCATAGACATTCCCCTTATTGTAGAGTGAACGAGCGAAGTTGCCGATATCCTCAGACGTTGCACCATTCGTGTAATAGAATTTGGAGCGACGGTCAAAGATTTTCGTGAGTTGTTTAGAAACCATGTAGAAGAACGGCCCGACACGACTCAGAAATTCGTCGTGCCGCGCCTGTATCATCCTTGGTTTGAAATCTGCTGCAGATTTACCTACATAGGTCTCCATCTTGACGAAGGCCTTAGAGGCAAAGTGAGCCGTGGTGAGGGGTCGGAGCCTAGCCTGCTTTAACTCTGCAATACGTGATTTAGAGTACCTGCCTGCCCCCCACTCATCGATTGTGGGGACGGTTCCGTTGATTCTCCCGATGTTGTCACGGACCCATTGCTTGAAAAACTTCTCGAACCTGCTGATCGTCGGTTCATCGTACTGCCGTTCAAATAAGAATCTGATACGTAGCGCGGAAACCAAGTTACATTGACAGGTCTTCGGGATAACTAATTGAGCTTTGGGTATGACAGCGCCATATACATCAACATGTTGTGGGATGCATTCTCGATGGCGCACATGGGTCAGTGTTGCTCCGGGTTGTAATGGTACGTCCACATCCTTGCATATCTGATTAATCTTTAAGACTCGCCAGACGGAAAGCAGGTTTTGCGACCATCTCAGGATATTGCTCCCAAGTGAACCACACATATGCCACAAACGAAAGAGTCAAGATGCAAGAGAGAATAGTTCCCAGTTGCAAACTTGACAACACACAAAACATCAAACCCAACCAGTGGTGTCGAGGAAAATTCTT